GGGCGAGGTCTCGCGCCCGGACGCGCTCATCATCAAGAACCCTGGCAAAGAAATCGTCCTGAACGCCGACCGCGAGCTTGCTGCGCCGCATCTGGAGCTGATGTCCCGCGACATCAACATGATCCAGCAGGCCGGCGGCGTGACCGATGAGCTGCTGGGCCGCCAGACCAATGCCGCGTCGGGTATCGCCGTCCAGAAGCGGCAGGAGCAGGGCAGCCTGGCCACCAGCAAGTTCTTCGACAACCTGCGATTCGCCGAGCAACTGCGCGGCGAGCTGGAGCTGTCGCTGGTCGAGCAGTTCGTCACCGAGCAGAAGGTGTTCCGCGTCACCAACGAGCGCGGCACGCCGGAATTCGTGCCCATGAACGACGGTCTGCCCGAGAACGACATCGCGCGCTCGAAGGCCGACTTCATCATCAGCGAATCCGACTGGCGCGCCACGATGCGACAGGCCGCGGCCGATCAGCTGGCAGACATGCTCATGAAGATGCCGCCGGAAGTGGCGATGTCGATCCTCGATCTGATGGTCGAGAACATGGACGTGCCGAACCGCGATGAGATCGTGAAACGGATCAGGGCGATCAACGGACAGAAAGACCCGGACCAGCAGGAGCCGACGCCGGAAGACATGGCGAAGGAAGAGGCGATGGCCAAGCAGCAGGCCATCAACGACGCCATGGTCGAAGCCGAGCTTGCCGAGAAGATGGCGAAGACCGCCAAGACCGAGGCAGAGACGGCGCGCATCAAGAAGCAGGGCATCAACGACAGCGTGAATGCGACCAACGTGGCGATGACCGCTGCGCAGTCCGTCGTGCTGATGCCGACCATCGCGGCCGTGGCAGACGGTATCCTTGCCGAAGCTGGCTGGCAGACCGCGCACGCCGCGGCTGCACAAGGATTGCCGGCCATGCCGGCGCAGCAGCAACCCATGCCTCCGCAAGAGGCTGTCCCGCCGGCCGCCGAGATGGCGCCGGTTCAACAGTAAGGAGAACCCATGAGCACGGACAAGGAAATCGACGACGGCCTGACCGACGAAGAGCGCGCAGCACTGGCGGAAGACGAGGACGAAACCACGGACGAGGGTGCGGACGATGATCAAGATGATGCGCAGGCCGGCGACGATGGCGCGGATGGCGATGCTGGCGATGGCGATGACGCCGATGCAGGCGAAGACCCTGCCGCAGCAGCCGACGATACCCAGCCGGCCGGCGATGATGCAGCCGCAGCCGCAGAACCGGCAGCAGCGCCGCAGCAAAGCGCCCCTGTACTGATCGCACAGCCGGTCGAAGACGCACAGGCCAAGCTGGCGGACATCGCCACGAAGAAGGCGGATCTGGTCACGCGCTTTGACGACGGCGACATCACGACCAAGGAATACCAGCAGGAGCTGGACGCGCTGAACAAGTCCGAGCGCGAGATCGAGTTCGCCATTCACGAAACGAAGCTGGCCGAGAAGATGGAGCAGCAGCGACTCCAGAACGAATGGACGGCCACCGTGAATGCGTTCATCGGCGCGAACGACCGCTACGACCCGGCGAAGAACCCGCGCATGTACCAGATGCTCGACATGGAAGTGCGTGCGGTCGCGGGCACGGAAGAAGCCAAGACCATGACCGGCGCGCAGATTCTCAAGAAGGCACACGAGAACCTGGCCGAAGCGTTAGGTTTCGCCGAGCAGAAGCCCGCGCCGGCAGCCGGCAGGAAGCCCATTCCGAAGCCCGCGCTCCCGCCCAGTCTGGACAAGGTGCCCGCCGCCGACACGCCGGACATGACGCAGGGTCGTTTCGCCGGTCTGGATCGCCTCGCGCAGACGAACCCGATCGCCTACGAAGAAGCGCTCATGAAGCTGTCGGACAGCGAGCGCGACGCCTACCTGGCCGCGTAACAAGAAGGGACGGACGACTTGCTGAAGATAGACCTGCGCGTTGGAGAGAGCATCACGATCGGAAATGTCGCGGTCGTGACGCTAGAAGAGAAGAGCGGCAAGATCGCCCGGCTCTCCATTTCCGCTGACAAATCGGTGCCAGTCGTCCGCTCCCCGAAGACATCGACCGCCACGATAGCCGCCACCATGGGGCTATCGGGCGAGAAGACCTAATACTCAGGCCAAGCCGAGCGCAATTTCTACCCGATTCGGTTGCATTCCAGAACAAACGGCGTGAAAATCCGCGCATCCAGGCGCGCAGGAGGTGCTCCGGGGTGAATCTCAACCTCTATAGGAGCACCTCAAATGGCCGTTACCACTGTCGCCTTTGGCGACCCCAAGGCTGCGAAGAAATGGAGCGCAAACCTCGCTGTCGATCAGCGCAAGAAGTCGTACTTCGAGAACCGTTTCATCGGTTCGGACGACAATTCCGTCATCCAGCGCAAGACCGAGCTGGAATCCGACTCGGGTGATCGCATCAGCTTCGACCTGTGCGTTCAGATGCGCAACAAGCCGACCTACGGCGACGCGCGCCTCGAAGGCAAGGAAGAATCCCTCAAGTTCTACACCGACGAAGTGATCATCGACCAGGTGCGTCACGCTGCGTCCGCCGGCGGCAAGATGTCCCGCAAGCGCACCGCGCACGACATGCGCGCGATCGCCAAGTCGCGCCTGGGTGACTACTTCGCCCGCCTGATGGACGAGCTGTTCTTCATGTACCTCTCCGGTGCCCGCGGCATCAACGAGGACTTCATCGAAGACACCGGCTACACCGGCTTTGCCGGCAACGCCCTTCAGGCTCCGGACACCGAGCACCTGATCTACGCCGGCGCCGCCACCGCGAAGAACAACCTCGTGGTCGGCGACAAGATGGTCCGCGCGACCGTTGAGAAGGCGCTGAACAAGGCCGAGATGATGCAGGCCCGCAACCCGCAGACCGCGAACATGGTCCCGGTGATGAACGGCTCGGACGAGCAGTACGTCCTGCTGATGTCGCCGGACCAGGCCTACGACCTGCGCGTCGCTGACACGACCGGCTGGCTGGACATCCAGAAGGCCGCCGCGGCTGCCGAGGGCAAGAACAACCCGATCTTCAAGGGTGGTCTGGGCATGATCGGTGGCGCCGTGCTGCACAAGCACCGCAACGTGATCCGCTTCAGCGACTACGGCGTCGGCACCAACATCAACGCCGCCCGCGCGCTGCTGCTGGGTCGCCAGGCTGCTGTCGTGGCCTACGGCACCTCGAACGGCCTGCGCTACTCGTGGGAAGAGAACACGAAGGACTACGGCAACGAGCCGACGGTCGCCTCCGGCTTCATCGGCGGCATCAAGAAGACGCGCTTCAACTCGCGCGACTTCGGCGTGATCTCGATCGACTCGGCCGCCAAGGATCCGAACGCACCGTGATGAGTGAGGCCGCCTGACCGGCGGCTTCCTCTCGCAACCTATCTCCAAGGAGAAACAGAAATGGCAATTCTCGCATCCCCCTTCACCAAGTACGCGAACACGTTCGTTTCGGGCGACTGCGCCGGCGATGTGATCGTCCAGGAATACTACGTCGATGTCACCGCGGCGCAGATCGTGCTGAACGACATCGTGGATCTGGGCGTCCTGCCGGCGAACCACACCGTCACAGACATGATCCTGATCCCGGATGATCTGGATACCAACGGCGCGCCGACCATCGCGCTGGACGTCGGCATCATGTCCGGCGAGCCGGGTGACACCGTGACGGCACGCACCTGCGGCAACGAGTTCTTCGCTGCGGACACGGCCGCCCGTACCGGCGCCATCGCCCGCATGTCGAAGGCCGCCGGCTTCCGCGTGCAGCCGACCGGCTCGGATCGTTCGATCGGCGTGAAGTTCCAGGCTGCTGCCGCCACCGCGGCCGCCGGCCGGATTCGCCTGATCGCGTTCATGGCTCCGGCCAACCCGAAGATCGCATTCTGATCGTGACCACGGAGACGGGGCTTCGGCCCCGTTTCTGTATCTACCCGAGGGGCAGAAATGAAAATCGAGTGCATCCTGAAGCGAGCTGGCGGCACGGTCGCAGAGCTGGAAGGTGTTGAATACCACTTCACGCCGCAGGACGACGGCGCGCACGTCGCCGAGATCGAGAAGCGCAGCCACATCGAGCGTTTCCTCTCGATCCCGAGCGCGTACTGCATCTATGACCCGTCGGGCGCCCCGAAGCTGCCCGAGCCGGTGGCGGCCGTCGTCGAGCCGGCGCCCGATGTCCTGTACGGCAGCGACTTTCATCCCGCATCGTTCGAGATCGGCGGCAAGACCTACCAGCTGGGCGACGTTGTGCGCCTGGCCTTCGAGAATTCCGGTCGCACCGTCGAAGAGTGGAACGACATGGAGCCGGAAGACCGCGCGGCTGCCATCGATGTCGAGCTGGACAAGCTGGAAGAGTCCGCCGACGTGAATGGCGACGGCGTGGTCGATTCCAAGGACGAGCGCGCCGCACTGGCCGCCGAGTACCAGGCCAAGTTCGGCAAGGCGCCGCATCACCGCCTGTCGATCGACAGCATCAAAGCCAAGCTGGCCGAGGGCTAAGACATGGCCCTGCCCGTGGCGACCGTTCTCTCCGCGCTGGATGACGTGCTGCTCGATCCGACGCGCGTGCGCTGGACCGTGGCCGAGCGCATCCGGTGGATGAACGAAGCCATGGGCGCCATCCTGACGCGCCGCCCGCAGGCCTTTGCCGTGCGCAAGGTGCTGACGCTGGTCGAGGGTACGCGGCAGGAAATCCCGGCCGGCGACTCGATGCTGCTCGACGTAGTGCGCAACATGGCGGCCGACGGCACGACGCCGGGCAAGGCCATTCGCCGCACCGATCGCCAGCTGCTCGACGACACGGATGTCGATTGGCACACCGGCAAGAAGAAGGCCGCGGCCAAGCACTACACGTTCGACGACCGCATGCCGCGTGAGTTCTACGTCTATCCGCCGCTGGTGGCTGGCGTGAAGGTCGAGGCGATCTGCGCCGCGCTGCCTGCCGCGCTGGCCGAGGACGCCACCGGCGCGAGCCTGGACATCGGCGCCGAGTACCAGGAGGCGGTCGTGAATTACGCCGCCTACCGCTGCAACACGAAAGATAGCGAGTTCGCTTCGCCGGCTGTCGCCACCGCCTTCTACCAGGCGTTCGAGGCGTCGCTTGGCATCAAGACCACCACACAGGCAGCAGCATCGCCGAACCAGCCGGGTAACAGCGTATGAGGCCGCTTGACGACTTCGCCCCGAACATCCGCCTGTACGCGCCGGGCGTCGCCGATCCGACCATGCACTTCGCGCTGCGCGAGGCCGCGGTCGAGTTCTGCGAGCGCACGCGCCTGTGGCGGTACGAAGACGAGTACGCGGAACTCGACCGCGG